TGGTTCGAACCCAACCTCGGGAGCCATTTTAAGTTAATAATTATTGGGTAGGTGGCCGAGTGGTTAAAGGCGGCAGACTGTAAATCTGCTCTCGTATGAGTACGCTGGTTCGAATCCAGCCCTGCCCACCTTTTTTTTATTATAAATTATATTAATGGCAAGGCCCTTTTACAACATAACCGATAACGTTATTATTAATGTATCATTATTAGAGGAAATTATATATGAAGATGATAATACAATAACATTAAAATTTAATAGTGGCTTTAAATCATCATATGATTTAAACGAGGTTTCATTACATTTTAAAAATTTCTTATTTAGTTTACAAACCTAAATAAATATAATTAAATAAAGCCCTTACGCCATGATTTTAAACCTTCTTTTCATATCAGTTTTTCTTTTCATATCATCTCTCATTTTTGATTTGAGTAATAATATAAAGATTCTACTCATGATAATTCCTCAGATTATACTAGGAATTATGTTTATTAAATCATACATTATTAGCCGAGAAATGCACAAACATCACAAACCGCATCGAAAAAGAAAGAAAAGAGACCCATTTAGCTAGTGGGAAAACCCTATATTCTACGGGGGTTGTAGAGTGAAATGTGCATTTTGTGAATTATTTTATTTACAAATGTGCCTTTTTATGGTATAATATAACTACAGAGAGGGACACCAACCAACTCAATCCACCGCCACCTTATATCATGAAAACGCTAATTACGCTAACCACCATCGTTGGAGGAAGTATTTTTACAACCTTTAACGCCGAAGATACCGCTTCACACGTGCCAAACGAAATTTTTACTCCAATTGAAATTTCCAAGCCGATCTTAGTAAAGCCAAAACGAATTTATGCAGTTCTGGTTAAACCGACAATCAAACGATATACCATCGAGGATTTTGAAAGAGATGAAGCCGAACGTAATGAAAACGAAGCTTGGGATAAGATGGTTGAGGGCGTAAAGTTCTTTGAAGGATTTAAACCTAAAGCTTATAAATGTGCTGCTGGAGTAACTACCATTGGATATGGGCATACTGGTAAATATGCCAAAGTTAAGAAAATCGTATCTGAAATGGAAGCCGAGGAAATGCTAATGGATGAACTTATGGAAGCACGAAGCCATGTAGAACGTATTGTAAAGGTACCTTTAACGAAAGCTCAAATGGCAGCCCTCACTTCCTTCACATTTAATGCAGGGCAAGGCAATCTGCGAATGCTAGTAAATCAACCTGGACGCTTAAACTCAGGAAATTATGAAAGCGTAGAAAAGATGCTACCTAAGTATAATAAAGGCGGAGGTAGAACTCTCAAAGGATTAACTAAAAGAAGAAACTGGGAAACTTCACTTTGGGTAAGTAACTAATATACTAATATGGAAGAATGGATAATTGATACGACAATCGCGTTTAGTATTATAATTGTAATATACACATTATTAATAACAATATCAGAAATATTTTAATATGAATAAAGACGAAATAATAATAGAAAAATGGGAATCCTTTACAGAATTCCGTGGGCAACTTTTAAAAGTTAATTTGAAAAAAATGGCTGAAGATTATGAACGCCCCGATATCTTAGAAATGGATGAAGAAGACTTAAATGAATTTATATCCGACTCTGATCTTATCTGCGACTGCAAAGATACTGATTATTTTGAAACTTATCTTGCCGTTGTAAATCAAAGTGATCCTGATTTAGAAACCAATATATTTACAAATAATAAAGAAGCTCTTGATGGAATTTCATGGCGAGGTTTTTATAGAGGAGATCCTGATGATTGGCAAGAAATGGATTGGAATGAGAAATCAAAAAGAATAGAAGCTCTTGAAAAAGAACTAAAAGAATTAAAGGGCGAGTAATATTATGATGCCAACAGATATAGACCTAATTGAAAATGAAAAGATTGGTGCCTTTTGGAATATGCTGCAAGATGTTTTATCAGAATGCAGTAATGACGAAAGCATCGATCCATTCACGCAGATGGATACACTCCCAGAAGAAGCTTATATGCTAGCATGTATGCCTTTAAACGAAGTGGTAAGATTTCTAGTAGAAAGAAACTTTGAGATTAATATCTCATATAATAAAACAAAACAAAACAAATAAATTATGAACAACGAAACAAGTGAATCCTTATTGGAGGAATATGATGGGTGTAAAGAACTAATGGAATCTCGTGAAACTACTGTTATAGTAGAAAGAACAGAAACCGCTCACCTTTGCACAACATGGAGAACTGAAATTAACCTTGATGATGTTAGAACTAACAACGGAATTTCATATGAAGATATGAGTAATGTTGAACTTGCCGAAGCAATTAAAGATTGCCCTGGCGATTATATTGAAGAGCTCTGGGATGGCGATATTGTTTATGACAAAAGAAAAGAGTTTGGTACTGATGATGACGTCACATTTGAATCAGATCTTGATTGGCTTAGCGAAAACGGATTAGACTAATATGAAACTACAACTACTAATAAACTTTGTTTTTCTTGTGTGCTTGGTTACATCTATTGCTATATGTTTGGATTTGAAAAGAACTCAAATTCGAATGATTTACGCTTTGGATAACACCTTAAAAATACACAACAATTATTCAGATAAGAAAGCCGAAGTCTTAAAAAGGATTGAAGACCTTGTTATTGAAGAAGAAAATGTCAATATATCATTTTAAGGTTATTTTATCCTTTACATATACTTCATTTTAGATTATAATTATATTATACAAAATAACATTATGGCAAAAACATCACAACGACTATTTAATAAACGCGGCCGAATAATTGCACTAGATACAAAGTATACTGGTGACGAACCCGAATGGGGCGATGCATCTGAAATTGACCTTAAAGAATATAATAAACGGCTCGATCGTGGGTTAAGGTTTTATGGTTATTATTGTGATTCTAAAACAATGAAGCCGTGGGTTCTTGATTGGATGCCATCTAATGGTTTTACCAAAGAGCAAGTTGATATTATTAAAGTGGCTCCGCCGTCCTATGTCAATGGTACGGTTGGTAAACTCATTCGTATGTTGAATATGGGAATGCCTAATAAGAGAAACATTAAGAGCTGGATTAAATCAGAGTTAAATGATTCGCTTTATGAAATTAATCGAATGATGAACGATCCAAAGCGAATCTTTGATGAAGAAGCAAAGGTAGATATTCCTAAAGTAAAACCGATATCACCTCTAAAGCGTGTAGAGAATAAAATAAATGAAGATATTATTGTTCCTCTTGAGATGCTTTTAGATGATATCATTAGTATCAAACCAGATACTGCTCCTGCAAAAATTCCAAATATGGATATTGGTAGATTACTTCGTAGTAATAATGCTGCTGGTAATGGAATTAAATATGTTGTTGAATGGATTAATAAACATCTCGATGAGTTTAACGAAGCGTATAACAAAACCGATGAATATGTTGTTGAAGGTTATTCTTGGTTACGTCGTCCTCAACTAAATAGGATTATAAAGAACTTTGAAAAAATGCTGGATGATACTAAGATTTATTCACGAAGCAAAGTTAAGACTCGTAAACCTCGAGTTAAAAAACCAAAGGCTGTTGATAAACAAATTACTAGACTTAAGTATGCTGCTGCATCAAGCGAATATCAACTAACAAGCGTTGATCCAACGAGCTTACCATTTTCACAGAGAGCTTACTTCTTTAATACTAAGAATCGCCAACTGTCAATTTATTATGCTAGTGGTAATGCTGGGTTTGAAGTAAAAGGAACTTCTCTAAAAGGTTTTGATGAAGAACGAAGCATTATAACAACTCTTAGAAAGCCTATGGAATTTCTACCGATATTATTATCAGCCACTCCTAAAAAGATCGATAAGGTCTTAGAAACACTTAAAACAAAACCCCGTAAAGGGAATGGCAGAATAAACGCAAACATGATTATACTACGAACACTTGATACTAAATGAAAAAAACCGACATTAAAAAAACAATAGGATTAGCAATAACAAAGGAAGAATTAATTTTAAAAACAGAAAGGCTAGTATTAAAAGATAAGATCGAATATGCTCACGCCGTGTGCCAGATTTGTTTAGAACTAGAACTTGACCCAGAAGATGTTGCAAAATTAATTGAAGGCCCATTGAAAACGAAACTAAAAGTTGAAGCTCAGAAAAATAATGTTTTACCTAGATCTAATACAGCCACACTTGAATAATGAAAGACTGCACAATTGAAGTAAAATATATTAATCTTGATTTAATAGAATACGTTAGTATTAAAAGTAATAATATTAAATGGTCTATGGATCAATATCAAAGGAACCGTGAGCCACTTAAATGGGCGGTAATTAAAGAAGAACCATTAAATGATTAACTTAAGTATAGATACTAGCACTTCACCGATGGATGCGTGGAGTACAGTGACTGCAATGTCGCTGCATTTTAATTCTGAAAGAGATTATGATGCATTTAAATTTAGTTTTAAAGGTCCTCGATGTAAAAGAGAAACCTTTGAACAAAACAAAAACCGCTTTCAATTTGAAAAGTTGGCAAGGAAATATCCATATAGAAACGATATTATTCTATACTCATTAGCTAACCTTTTAAGTGGAGAAAAATGGATTGGCAACTTTACAGATGTCGCATATGATAGGTGGAAAGCCAAAATGCAAAACGTCGAATACACTTATAAAGAAGAGATGAAAACTCTAATTGAGCAATCTCCATATAAAACTTTTGATGAGATGATATTACCGAAAGACTTAACTGATGTTCCTTATATATATAAAATGGTGCAAGGTGGTAATGTATCAATTGAGACTATAACTATTCTTAATATCATTTCATCTTATACATCAGATCTTCAGTCTAAGTTAACGGACCCTCTGGGAATATCTTCTGAACTTACTTTTAAGGTTAGGAAATATACTCCTTTTCTTAGACCGATGATAGACATTAATAAGTATGCAGAAATAACTAGAACTTTATGGTTTACATCTGTAGAAAATTAGTGTATAATAATACAACGAAACAAACAAACAATACAACGCAATACAAATAAAATAATATGTCATTTGATAAACTAAAAGCAAATCGGTCAGCCGCAATTGGGAAACTAGTCGCAGAAGCTGAAAAGGTCGGAGGTAAATCCACTAAATCTTACGGCGATGATCGTGAGTGGAAACCTACCGTGGATAAAGCAGGTAACGGTTATGCCATCATTCGTTTTCTTCCAGTAAAAGATGGAGACGATTTGCCATGGGTTCGTTATTGGGATCATGGATTCCAAGGGCCAACAGGCAGGTGGTACATTGAGAAATCACTCACATCAATTGGTAAAGATGATCCAGTATCTGAGATTAATAGCCGACTGTGGAATACAGGTAATGAAGCTGACAAAGATGTCGCTCGTTCACGTAAACGCCGTCTACATTATGTCTCAAATATCTTGGTGGTATCTGATCCAGCTAACCCAGACAATGAAGGAAAGACTTTCCTTTACAAGTATGGTAAGAAGATCTTTGATAAAATTATGGATGTTATGCAGCCACAATTTCAAGATGAGAAAGCAGTTAACCCATTTGATTTTTGGGAAGGCGCTAACTTTAAGTTGAAGATCCGCACCGAACAATGGAGGAACTATGATAAGTCAGAATTTGACGGTTGTACTCCTCTCTTTGATAACGATGAAGATCGCCTTCGCGAAATTTATGATGGACTATACAGTCTATCTGAATTCACCGATGAATCTTCATATAAGTCATACGACGATCTAAAGCGCAAGCTGATTGAAGTTCTTGGTGCTGAAGAAGTTAATGGTGTACAGGTTCTCACTGAGCCTTCTGCTCCAACTTCTCCAAAGGTTCAATCAGAACCAGAAGTTACTACTGAAGAAGTATCATCAGACGTTAGCGATGACGATGATGACGACGATTCACTTAGTTACTTTGCTCAATTGGCCAAAAGCTAATTTAAAACTAATTACAATATCGCCATCTGGTTTAATTACTAGATGGCGATATTTTTTATAAAGACATAGCAGACCCAGCCAGAACATTATCAGTGGATTCGGCGATAGTGTTCTGCGTGGATTGTGAACTATTATTAGTTACGTTCCCTCCGTTATTATTAACAACATTAATAACTGGAGCTGCATTCATTGCGCCAGTTTCTGATAACGCTTCTCCAACATTATCAACCTTTGAGGGCTTTTCCATTTGATCAGGGCTAAGCTGGTTTGATGTATTAGGTTCGTTTAATAATAAATTAAGTTGCTCTCTTTTTTGTTTTAATTCTAGCCCAGCCTCATTTGACTTTCGTTGAGCTTCATCTGATTGTTGTCCAAGAGTATCTACCTTTTCGTCATTAACAAAGAAATCATCCATTTCATCTGTTTGCTGTTTAGTTAGTTCAACAGATTGTTTTTGGAATTTTTGTTTGTCAGCTTCTAATTTTGCTATTTCTTCAGCCAATCGTTTTGCTTCGGGATTACCGCTTTCTTCTGCCGCTTTCTTATCAGATGCTACCTTTTTTGATCCTCTAGCTGCAACGCTTTCAGCTGCAGATGGTTTTGAACCCCAAACAAATTCAAGTAAAGAATCAGGCATTACCTTAAGCATTAAGGTTTCCTTACTAAACGTATCATACTTTTTATTAGGATCAGGAACTACATTTTTAAGTACTTCTCTTTGTATATTTTCAAGAGCACCATCACCAGATATAGCGCCTGAAATTAAACCAACAGGTGACATAGCAAAGAATTTTTTAACGCCATCAACAATGAAATCCCAGACGGTTTTTACTAAAGATGTAACCCCGTTCTTTAAAAATCCTTTTATAGATGATCCAACAGATTTTATTTCTTCTCCGATATTTGAAAAGAACGAACCAATCGCGTTAAAACTATTCATTATACTTTCTCCAATAGATACAAAGAACGAACTAATCGCGTTAAAACCATCCAGTATTTCTTTGATAATAGGTTCAAAGAACAAGCCGATTTTTTCTAAACCACCCATTATACTATCTCCAATAGATACAAAGAATCCGCCAACTCTTTTCATGTTTTCTGAGAAGTCTGAAAAGAAATCTATGATGAGTTTGGCAGGCATAGCAATAGCGTCAATTATCACACCAATATATTTGTTAATATCAAAGTCATATAACATTTCCTTGAAATTATCAAATCCTAATAAACCACCGAGCCAGCCAATACCGTCTATCACTAGATTAATAAGTCCGCCAAAGACACCTTCAATCGCACCCTTAATAAATCCAATAAGTCCTCCGGCGATTTTTTGAATAATATTACCTTCAGTTTCGGTAAAA